TCTTACGGCAGGTTTTACCAAGCCTTTGATTTCTGGGAAATGATGCAGTTTCGGCTCTTCTGATATGAATTTAAGAGCTGGAGCAAAATTGGAAATTGGTATATTTTTCAAAACCTTTCTCATCTTGATACGCTCCCAAATACTTCCTTTTTTCATCAAAAGAATCTGCACTATCTGCATATACTGCTCGGTAAAATCTTCCGAATCTGTATGGCTGATGATATGGATAATCTCTCTTTGCTGGTAATCCGTAAGCTCCTCCCAGCAGTCTGGAACGCTGATTTGATTCATTTTTTACTAAAATTTTTCCCACTGGAAATGCATCCAGTCGTAATTTTTCTCCCTTCCGAGTGAAATAAAGCCGTGTTTGTAGAAAATATCAATCATTGCTTTGTATTCTGGTCGGGCAAAACGGGCTGTTCTGGCTGTTTCTTTCAGCTGATTTCTTTCAGGGTCAAGGTCAATCGCAAGTCCCCAGGAATGCACTGAAAACTCACTTCCCCCACGCATTTTTCGGAAATTAAAACAGCCTCCAAAAATATCTATGCCCAATTCTCTGATTTTATCTGGTCCGTAATGCTTCAGAATATCAGAAAATACGGCTTTCAACGGTTCTGCTATTTCCTTGTGGCAGGTTATTTTTCTTACTATTTGGTTTTTGTCCCAAGCCAACCGCATAGGATACGGCAGATCTATGGTTACCAAATAGCCAGCCCCCGCAGGATTGGGAACCCCGAATCTGTTTCTAAAATGGGATACTGTTTTCATATTTATGGATTTTGGGTTTGTTCTTCTTTTCTTTTTCTTTCGGTTTCTTCGGCATCTCTGCGGACTTTTTCTTTGATAGACTTATGAAGCTGCCAGCCTTTGGTCAGCGCAAAACCAATCCCAATTCCGATGAAAATAAGCCCTAAGGCATCTAATGTACTCATGTTCTTATTTTTTTTAAGGTTAAAATATCTTGTTTCTCAAAAATTCCCAGCATAGACCTCCTGCAGCAAATATTACGAAATAAACCCACCAGCTTTCCCTCCGTTCGGTCTGCTTGGATTTGGTTTCTGTTTTTGCTTTAGTCTGGGTTTCTTTTTCTTTATCGGTGCTTACTGCAACAGTATCTGTTTTATAGGTGTCAGTTTTTTTGTTTGACAAATCCTTCTTATTATTAAAATCCAGTTTTCCTGTGGTCTTTCCCTTGACTTCTTTGCCATTATAAAAAAAGGAAAATTCCGCAGGTGTATTCCCGATCGGAGTAATACTAAAACCAGAATCCATACTGATACTGCTGTATTCCTCGTGTTCCCTAGTTTGGGAAATCCCCGTGGAATCTTTTTTCTCTCTTTCAGCTTCGTGAATGCTGATTTCTGACTTCTCTTTTTCTAGGATTGCCTTTCGGCTCCCACAGCTTACCATGGACAATAACAGACAAGCAAGCAGGAGCCAGAATCCTATTCTGTGGCTGATTTTACTTTTCATCTTTTTTGCTTTTTAGGTCGTCAATATCTCCACTATTGTGGAAGTTTTTTATTTTATCCAAAAGTCCGCTCGGCGGGAATCTTCCCCCTGTAACAACCGACATGTTCGTAAGTGCAGTAGCGCCAGGATAGAGAATAACCATGAGCTGAACCAATACGCTGAAATAACTCTTGAAAAACTCTATCGGTTCCAAAACCTTATTGATAACAGACAAAATGATAAATCCCATTGAAATAATAGATAATTTAGTAATCAATTCTTTGAGATTTCCTTTGAATGTGAAATCCTTAAGAATTATCAAGTGAACATAACTATCTAAAATATGGTCTATTACTAAAACCACACACAAGCAGAACAGGAAAAACTCACTTTCTACATACCATCCACTAATTCGCTCCGTGAGAGTCAGCGCCGCCGCTGGCGCTAGTGACAACTGTGCTGATGCCAACAACTTCTGCGAAAAACTCCCTTTGTATAACAACACCAGGTTGTCCACAATAAATTCTTTTATATTCATTTTTAAAATTCTTTTATGCTTTTTTTACAGTGATTTTTGTCTATCGTATCAAGAATGAATACCAGCACTTTACCAGCAAATGAAAGTGTGTTATCCCTTTGGTTTTTGCCCAAAACCGAGCTGATAGTTTCCTCCATGTTTCCAAATTTATAACCCTCTTTTTTCTTTAAAGTCAAGTTAAAAAGAGTTCTAAATTCAGAGTTTCCGAAACGGTCTAAATTGACCGCCGAACTCTTGAAATAACCTAAATCCTTGAACTTTATCGCCACAGCCAAGAAATTGAGTAGCGACAATGGAAGAAACAGCATCCACGCTATAAGGAACAGAAACAGCCCACCGATAAACTTTCCTATGCTTTTCATAATTTATCTAATTCTTCGTTTTTAGTCCTTACAAAATCAGCCAAATACCCCTGAATTAACTGCAATAGCGTGGCTCTGTTATTCTTCATCAACCAAAGCATATACTTGTAACTGTTGACCTTTATCGGCTGTGTCTCTGCCGTAGCATTGCCCTCTTCATCTTTTACAGGAACATTGATAAGCTCATTTTTCGTTCCTCGCAGGTAACTCCAAGTGTCTTTATACACCACCCATTCAGGCGCAGGCAGTTGGATATTGATTTCCTCGCCTGTATCTTTATCCTTTAAAACCTGCTTATAACCGAACATTACAAACTCATTTTCGCTCTTGGCGTCCAAGTTAATCACACGGATAAATCGGTTAAATTGTGGAAGTTTCGGATGTGCTTCCATTGGCAACTCCGCAAGATAAAGCGGTGTTTTCTCTACCTCCTCTAAAATCCCCTGCACCTGCTTCGGTATCATCAAATTTTCGTTCATAATATATTGTTTTATTGAATGTTATAGCTTATATCTTTTATCACAAAATCCGCAATGGAAAGGCTTGAAAACAGCGTTACAAAATGGATGTATTTATCTGTATTTTGCGCTGTGAATGATGATATCGCCATTACTCCTGTGTTTCTCATTATTGTGAAAAGTGTAATCAGCCCTCCTTCTTTTATCAAGTAAACATCAGCAAATCCATCTAACTCATTAATCTGCGCCTGTGCTGATATCCTGTTGTTTCCTATTACATACTCTCTTCCCCATCTATCTTTCATTATCAAATCATTAGATAAGTCAGACCTTGGTGACGCATCAAGAGTATCAGAAAAGTGAATAGCACCTATTGACCTATCATCTCGGAATAAATAAGGGCTATTGTAAGTTCTAAATTTAAAAACCCAGTTTCTATCCGTAGGTAACTCTTTGTTTATCCCAATAGAATAAAACCCCTCTCCCTCTCGTGTAGACATATAAACATTATTCCTAAATTCAGCTGGAAAAGCATTAGACCTCGCACCTACAATCATTCCATCGCTCAAAGTAAAAGGCATAGGCAGTTGGTAATTCTTGGTTATCAGCGCCTGTGGAAATCTGCTTCTATCCAGTGTTCTTATAACCATTTCAGAGGCAAGAACAGGCGTAAATCCTATATCTTCCAGCTGTTTTATTTTCTCTATGGTATTCTTTATATCTTGTGAATATTGATTATTCGCTGGTGCTGTAACATTGATACTGGATAAAGTATTCTTCACAGTCACATTGATAGTCGCAGGAACATTGAATGTAGTAGAGACTTTCGCTGTGTCTGAAAACCCTATCTGCTTTGTTGTAGGATTGTACATTAGGTAGCCATTAAAAGCCTTGTCGCTTACCTTGTTTTCCAAGTCGTAAGCCCTACTAAATAGTTTGTTCAGCAGGAAATTCTCCACCTTACCATCAGCATCCTGAATAAGGAATCTGTCAAAACTATCATCTGCTGACTTATCAGTAAGCCCTTTGATAGAATAATAAAATCCTGCTGTGTTAATGAACCAGTTTGCCCCAAGAGTAAGCCCAGCGCCATTCGTTGAAGTAAGGTGACTACTTGCCACATTGCTACTTGCTACACTACTGCTCCCTCCTCCACTGGATGCTGGAATAAATGGTTTTATTGCTTCGTAAAACTTGTCAGCTTCAATATTAGAAGCATCTACACTTGCTCTCTGTTGAATTAGACTCTGCATATCACCAATTGCTCCGCCATCCGCCTTTCTATCTAATTCAGTAAAAGTTTTTTCAAAACATTTTCGGAGGTTTGCTTCTGTAATTGCTCCGTTATTATTATCGGGAAGAAGTTGGTTGATTTCTTCTAATGTTGTTATGTTGCTCATAGTCCTTTATATTCTAAATCCTTTACTAAATCCTTTGGAAAACCCTCCTACTTGTTTTTTCTCCTCCTTCTCTCCTATCTCTCCTATTTCTGCGATGCTTCCTGCATATTCATACAGCGCTGTATTAGCTGAAAAAGTGAAATTTACCATGTTATCCTCTTCGAATTTCTTCCCAGAAGTAGCATCTCCGCTGGTAAGGTATGCAGCGTTTCTAAGATTTCCCAGAACCCAAACTCTGCCATTACTATCCGAGACAAAAAACACCAGTCCAGAATTCCCCGTCTGAGAAAGAAAACCAAGGTTTCTAGGCGTCATTCCTGTCAGCTGAAACGAAAGCTCGCTCATCTGCTTCCATCTCTTTGCACTGCCAGTGACCTTCTCCGATAGAGAACCTTGGTCTAGATAAACATCCACAGCCTTTAGACTTTTTCCGTGTTTGAGTAAAATATTTCCTTTAGAAATTATCCTGCTATCTTCGTAGCCCTCCGCTTCGGGAAGAACCATTTTTGCAAAGTCCCAAACAGAAGCATAGTAGAGCCTCACCAAAATACCTCCAAACACCTCTGTGCTTGGGCAATAATGCAAATCTTCTGTATGTATTTCTGTAATCACAAAAACAAAAATAGCACCCCGCAGGGTGCTAAAAAAAGACAAGATATTACAAGAAAAGACCTCCTTTTTTTGCGATGATAGGGACTTTTAGCTGAGAGTCCTCGGCATTCCAGCAAGGGAAATTGTCCTTGTTCTTGCTCAGATAGTCCCAAATTTGCGTAAGATACCTTTCGCTTCCCCTCAGATGGCGTTCCTGGAATCTTATTTTTTCCTCATCTGTAAGCACTACAGACTTTTGCCACGGCAATTCCTCATACTGCACCACGATGCCTGTGCTGGTAAATAGATAGCCCTGCTCTGCTGTGGCATCTGCTATTGATCTATCAATACAGTATTTTTTTATCAAATTTTTCAGCACATCATCGCCCAGAAGAACATCTGCTTCACAAGGTTTCATTTTGGAAAGAAACTCATCCAAAGCACCACGCATCAAATCTGAAAGCATCAAATAAACCTCTGGAGAAATTTCTCCGAAATAATATCTCGTTTCAGAAAACGGCAGAAGCGAGAAACTTCTCTTGAAAAAAGGCAGTTCCTGTTTTTCCGCCAAAATATTCAAGGCTTTTGCTAAATAAAAATCTGCCTTTCTGAGCCAACTCAAAGCCAAGTCACGAACATCCCACCAGCTGGCGTTTTTAGTCGTCCCTTGTTCATATTGGTTGATACCATAATTACTCAGATGAACCTTTATCCTCGGAAGCGACAAAACAAAGCTGTAATGAAGCCCCGCCGTCACCAAATTATTATAAGCCGTTGGATTGGAGGTTTCCAGCTCTTGGAATACTTCTTTGTCTACCAAGGAGAAAATCTTTCTCTCAAATCCATACTGCTGGTCTATCAATTCAAAATCAAAATTCTTGGGAAAGCTCACCAGCTCTCTGGCTTTCTGCTCTGTTATTTTTTCCATTGTTACTATATTTTCCGCACTGATTACGAAACTTTTACTTTTGGTAATTTAATTCTTAACTGCCACTTGTCCATTTGGGTTTTTGTCCAAGGTTGTCAGATTGATATTCGGGAATTTTGCCACGAGGTCTTTGTTCCAGTTATTCCATTTCTGAATTAGTCTGAAAACCCAAAGC